TCATTACTTGCTAGAGCTGCCATTTCGTATCTACCAAAACTAATATTGTTGTCTCCATATAGGTTATTTTTAACCAAAATCTCGTCAATGAACGACTGTTGAAGTAGGTGGGTTACAATTTTGCCCATATTCTCCCGCCTCTTATATGATAGTAGACAGGCTGTTACTTTCATTTGGCAAAATGGACATTTTTAACAAACTTTTTATAGTTTCTATTCTCTTTTGGAATACCAATAAAGTTATATATTTCATCCTGACCTCTGTTGGTGTTAATTTTTTCAATATCAAAAATTTTAACCCTGCCTGGGAAAAGTCTCTCTAGTATACTAGACTTATAATAATATGAATCATAAAATTCTCCAGCAACTTCCTCAATAGTTTTTTCATCTGAGAATGAATATTTGGGATAAGACAAATCCCAACCCAGCCCACTTTTTTCCCACACATTTTCATAATTTAAAGAAAATGGATTACTTCGTAAGGATGTATGAGCCATTGTTCTAATAGTTTTTGACCTATCCCTTTTTAAACAAAGAACCTTGATATCTGGAATTTCCGCCAAAAAAGTAGTCACATATGGAAGGAAAAACAAGCCAACTTCCCCATAACTGTCCTTTTCTTTAAAAACTTTTAACTTGTTAACTATCTTTTCCTTGCTGTATCCCCATGGTAAGAAACTATCCATTTTTCCCTCGTGAACACATTCTATGCCACAATTTTTAATCATCTCCGCAAAAGATGATGAACCGCAGCTCCCAGTCCCAATTCCTATAAATTTTATACCACTCATTTTGTCCATAAGAATTCACTATCAGACAATTCAGTCCGTTTATAAATCTTGTCCAGGTTCCTCATTAATTCTTTTTCAGTTTCGTCATAATCTAAGGTTTGTCCTTTAGACATATTGATGTGGAACTCTGCCGCAATCGTATCTATTTTTTCGTGCAATCCATTTAAAATCTCTGGTACAATCTCTTTTTCTCCACCCTCGCAGTCCATTTTAAGGAAATCGCAGTGGTCTATCTTGTTATCTTCCATGATTGACTTAAGGGTTACGGTTTCAACCTCTTCATAATGTTCTTCATCAAAGTCTGGTAAGATTAAATCAAGACTGTTAGAGCCGGTATTGGTTTCATGTATATACAGTTTTCTCTTTCCTGGTGTTCCTACAGCTTTATTAAAAGGAATAATTTTATCCCCATACCCATTGCGGTTAATGTTTTCAACTAACAACTTATAACTTTCGGAAAACGGTTCATATGCATAAACAATTGCACCTCTGCTGGCAGCCAAGAGAGAAGCTGACCCTATCTGAGCGCCAATATCTATCACCGTCATTTCCTTCATGTATCCTGGCATCCTATATACATTATCTCTAAACACCGAACGAATTATTCCCAGGTCGCTAGAGTTATATCTTGTTTCAAATTGAAAACCACTTATGTTTACCATACAATCACTTTCTACCATTTTTTTAATTCCCCTTTTAATTCCAACCTTAATCTCAACTGGATCTTTTGAAAAAATACCAGCGGCATACCCTTTTGGAGCATCAACATATTTAGGTTTTATTTCTGTTCTGAGTTCTTTGTTTATGTGTTTAATAATTTCATTAAAGCTAACTAGATTTCCAGAACCAATATCCTTTATCCCAGTCGTACCGTCTATAGCATATTTTAACACATTATCAACAACATCATCAATGTGTATAAAATCTCTTTTTTGCTCTCCATCACCATATACTATAGGAGATTCCCCCTTCTTCATGGATTCACACCACTGGTAAATAGCTGTGGGATGTCCCCTGTCACCTTCTGTCTCACCATAAATAGGGAAAATTCTTAGTCCAAGATTTTCGGGGAAGTGTTTTGTTTGCAACTCCTCCAATCCTTTTTTAAATCTAGCAAACTCTGTATCTTTTTCATACACCAAAGCGCTTGATGGCCAGACTAATTTAATATCATTTAGTAAGCAAAATCGAAATAAATACTCAAATGATGCCATAACAGTATAAGCATGATAGGCAGGATTTTTTTCAAAAGGAAGATGAGTTGGTGAAGCGAACGCGAAAATAAAATCGCAGTCTTTTGTTGGGGTAGAAGTGGTTGCCGCTCCTAGTTTCTTTAATTTCTTTTCAATAGCTGAGCCAATAAAACCATGTCTACCTAGAATACAAACCTTTTTGCCTTTATATCTTTTCATATAGGATATTCCTTAGTGTGACTAAAATGATAAAACATTATTTCTTTCCCCATACGCCTGCCCGTAACCTTGTCTATAGCTACTTGATAAAGTGAACCATCGTCTTTTTGCTCAAACTCTAAGGGTAGTCTGTCATGTCCATGCCACGGATAGTGTGGAGGATACTTAAATCTTACATGTTTCTGCGTAGCCATCCATGGTCCCATAATAAGTTCATCAAATCCAAAGAGTTTGTGTACTTTAAACACTTTTTCCCATCCTGGAACCTTTTTAAATAGGCTGTTCACTTCGTCACAGTTGCGGTATATGGAAAATGTCCCATTAAGTTCATTGTCTTCATCCGCAAAGACATCACAGTCCTCCAAATACTCATCTGTTAAAAAATGGTCTAGCCTCCCAAACACAACATCCCAATTTGTGTGTCCCCAGAAGTCGAATCCCTCGACATGGTCTTCCATAATTAACCCATAAGCTGGGTAATAGTCACTTGTAAGTTTGTGTGGAGCATATATGTCTATATAGTTTCCTGGTTTTACACCTGTTTTTTCCTTAACTCTTTCGTCAAATTCTTCTATGGTCATGTCTATAATGTGCACATTCTTCCTTCCACCGATGGCATGGGGCGTAAACACCTTAAGTGTCCAGCCATATGGTGCTAACATCTCAAAGTTGTCGAAATACTTATCAACCCAATCGAAGGGGGTCCCAAACATCATTTGCAATATCACCTTTTTATATTTCACTACATACAGACTATCATACTAAACCTTTATATAGTTTATATACTCTGGCTTGCCAACAACCGCATCAAAATGTGGTTTGTTTATCCCGTGTTGGGATTTATAACAATTCATGGCCTGATCTTTCAGCTTCCACTCTTCAACAGAGGGCACTAAACCGACGTCTCCATCGGGAAAAAGTCTTTGTTTGGTGTAAGTAGAATAGTATACAACCTTTTTACCCCATATCTTTGTTGCCACTTCACTTACGGCATCATGTTGACGATGTCCTCCCTCTACGGCTGGTGCAAATACCATGTCTGGTTCGTATTTACGAAGTTTTTTTTCTAGGTCTTTCATAACAAGTCTTTTGTCTGGTAGTCCAAGGAAATCAACTTCACACCCAAGTATTTTACAAGCATCTCTACTTTCTTGGCGCCTTGTTTCTGGGTCTATATCAAATCTTTCTTTGTGGAGAATACCGTCAGTACAAACAACAACCTTTATGGGCTTATTTCTAAGAATAATATAAGAACAAAATAAAACTTCGTCATCTGAATGTGTAGAAATTAGTAGATTACTCATGCTCTTTAATTAAATTTAATATGCTGACAAGACGATGGTCGTAAGTATGGTGCAACAATGCCTTCTTCCTGCCATTTATGGCAATCTGCTCTGCTATCTCTGGATTATCTATTAACATGTGCATTTTGTCAAGCATTTCCTCATCATCTTTATATGATAAGTAATCTGTCCCTTCCACCAAACCAGTAAGTTCAAGGTCTGGATGATAATCTTTTAACACAGGCCCTATTGCAAGACATTCAAAAAATCTCTGTGCAACTTGGCTGTCGCCAATATGGGTCTTACCAGAACGAATCCATTGAACCCTGGCTTCATTTATTTTTTCAACATATACATTTGGCTTGTGATTCTTTCCGCAGTCGTTAAAACTAAATTCGGTTTTCATCAAATCAAGACATCGTTGCCTTTCAGTATAAACACCGAGTCCAAGAGAACCTGCAAAAACAAAGTCGTACTTTTGTTCAATTTCGGGAATTCTTCGGTGTAAATCTGGATCACACGCTTGTTGAAATACTATTTTTTTGCCAGGAAAAGCATTCAATCGAGAAGATGTGTTGGAAGATGCTAATAGCACTATATCACAGGTGGCCCAAGTGGATGGATTCGTTTCAGCTCTGTCCATAAGTAGGTCAATCTCCCAAACCATAGTGGTTTTATTACCTGTATAAAAAATAGAAAATGGTTCTATGTTTAAAACATGGTCTTGAGGAGATTCTGGCGTTTTGTAATCATGAACCACTATTCCTAAGCGTTTAGCCGCACGCATAAGATAGTTTTTTTTGTTATATGTTATAGGATTGTCTTCGCACGAAATTGTTAATTCAATCATTTTATTTCCAATTAATTCTTTCTGGATAATCTTTTGTTATTATACCACGATATGTCTGGGAATCCAACAGAGCTTCTTCTTTCATGTCATTTTCCATTGAATTTATGGTGCTTCTTTTGTGGTGATATATTTTAACTCTACCTTCAACCCTAAGAAGCTCTTTAACCCTCTTAAAATAGTCATCATCAGAAGCAAAATATTTTAAAGTCTCGTCTAGTTTTCCAAACTCACGCTTAATTGCTCTGGGAACCATAAAATAACATCCCATGGCCGGTTTATTCTTTTGATTAGACACTTCCGGTGTGGTTACGTGTTCAGTGCACATATCAACTAGGTTTCCAGACTCGAGCATTGTATCTGAATTGGCTATTATTGTAAAATCAGTATCTGATAAGACCCAGCCGCGGTTGACATTTTTTGTAAATCCGGTATTTTCCCTTGAATAAATGTAAATATCCGAAACCTCTCTGAGTTTTTTACTATATCTACCACCATCCTCACTAATAATAACTTTTTCTACCACATCTTTGTGTGATTCTACGCAGGCTAAGGCCATTGTCTCAAGGTCTTCGCTGATGGTATATGTTGGAATAACAAGTGTTATTGATTTTTTGTTCATTTGTATACCGTCCTTTCTGGGTGTTTTGAAAATTTAAACCAATCGTTTCTTCTCTCTGGTGTGGAATGTCTTATAGGTTCCATTGTTTTTACTTTAGCTCCAGAATACCACACAGCGTATGGCAGGCTAAGTTGGTCTCTTAATGACCCATTAACCATCTGGTAAAACCATTCCCTATTGAGCAATTCTATTGTTGGATTATTCTTTCTCACTACACACTTGGTCTCATATAGCCCAACATCATCTGGAAAGCCTTCTGAGTGCATTCTAAGGGCATGCTCGGCTATCGTATGTGTATTGTCTAGTTTCATTGTCATACACTCTTCTGCCTCTTCAGCAACCGTTGTTCTTTCTGGGTGTCTAAATGTCAACATGTCCGCATCCCCCATTTCGTCGATTAGTGTGGTTGCCTTCACGTCCAGTTGAATAGAGCCATCTATCCAAACGGTATAGTCATATTCAGGAAAAAACCTATGAGATAATATTTTGTATCTCCTTGCATCTCTACGAGGGTCTATAAATAATCGCTTAGCATGTCTATACTCCCACCAACCATCTTTTGATAGCGTGTCCTTTTCTGTATAGAAATGGTAATCTACTCCATCTTCAAAAAGGTGGTCTTCTTTAATACTGTCGTACCCTCCCGTAACACACGTATAAACTGCTATTTTATTCATTGTTAATTGCCAACTGATAAGCCTTCTTTATGTCTCGTGCATATTTCCTCATACCATACTCTTTAACAGCTTTTTCTCTAGCCGCTATTGACATTTTGTTTCTTAAGGAATCGTCGTCAAGTTTAATGAGTGCCTTAGCCGCTTCAGGATATCCTTTGAAGTTCACCTTAAAGCCACATGACTCATCTACGAAGTCAGCCTGTCCGCCGTAATTATAAGTAATAACTGGTAGTCCAGAGGCTAACGCCTGTGGTGTAGTTAAACCTATCTGTTCAACAAACTTAAAGTCAGAGTTGGGCAGGGTAATGAATACGTCACCGAGGTTAAAGATCTTGTGTACCTCAGGTTGAGGAACTGCATCTATGAAGAATACCTTGTCGGTTAATCCTTCCTTAGCTATCCACTTCTGTAATATCTTCTTGTCCCAGGGTTTGGTGGGGTGTACTCCACCTACATACACGAGCACCCAGTCCTTTAAGTTAGCTCTCTTGAACGTGTGAAATATTTCAAAGATACCCTTTTGTTCTTGAACCCTACCAACAAAAAGTAAAACCTTCTTATCCTTGAAGCGAGTCTTTTCTCTTGGTTTAAACCTGTCAGTATCACAACCACCGTGCAACAAGGATATTTTGTCTTTATCTATACCCTCTTGAGTAAGACAATCATAAACCGATTGGCTTCTGGCAACAAATGATTTAACTTTCTCTTTCGCCAAGGTTAAACACTCACTTGCCCAATCCTGTTTGCCCCAGAGAAAACCGTAAGTGGGAATGTTCCAAGCAATCTCTGGCACAGAGTTGTTGAAATGTTCCATAATTATTTTCTGAACTGGACCATAAAATTCATAAATACTTATAACATCATACTCTTTCAAACTATTTAACAAGGTGGCCTCGCTTCGATAAACGACTTCATTAAGATTGTTGTTAGATATGAATGCTCTGCTCTGAGAAGTGTCTGTTGGTTCTGAGCCCTTGGTGAACACATCAATATCCATCCCTGCCTCTTTGGCGTATTTGAAGTGTTCAAGCAAGTCGTTGCGTAGAACAGTTAATAAGGCTACCTTCATTTTTGGCTAATAGCTAAATAGTATTCTCCAGTAGATTCAACTCCGTTTCTCGTATTGGTGTTTATTATCTTACTTATGGTTACTTTTCCCTTGAATAGTTTCCCTAACTTCTTTTTGTCAAACCAATGCTCATGTTCGCTATCCATTTCCGCTATGAACTTCTTATACTTCTTACTGTGGTCTGCTGGAACGAGTACGATTAAGTATCCTCCTGGCTTACAAACCCTGTAAGCGTTGTTCATTAACCCCTTTGTGTCTACAACGTGTTCAACGATCTCACTCATAACCACATAGTCAAAGTAGTTCGATAGTATTGGGTGAGGTATCTCTGGTAAAGTTGAAACGAATCCATCAATCCCCCAGAACTCCTTCAGTTGCATGATGGCTGAGGTAGATATGTCTAACCCCACAAGCTCCATGTCTTTCTTCTCATTCTTTATCCTCTCCAGTAACCAGCCGTTCCCACAGCCTAAGTCAATTAGTTTTGAGCCGTCTCTAATAAAGTCAATCACAGCATCAAATAACTGAGGGTACTTCCTCCACGTATCTTTGCCCTCCTCTAACCATTTAGTGTTCCAGTGTCCTTGATTGTTTATGTTTTTAGTCCTCATAATTCTATTTCTCTATCCCCTTCCATCTCACCCCAGGTTATACCTGTGTTAGCGTAAGGAGTATTGTTATTAGCTTTCTTAATCATGTCCCATTGTGCTCTCCTAGCCTCACCATCGTAAAGGTGTGCCTCCATTGTTCCATGTCTGGCGTGGTGGTGATGAACACAAGGAACCCAACTCACCTCGTGGGGTTTTAATCCATAGTCTATAAATCTCTTTCTTAGACTTAACATCCAGTAGCCATAATCTCTCCATCTCTCGTCAAATCCTTTTAGCTTCAAGATGGTCTCTCTTGGGAGGGAATAGAAGATGGTCTCGTTTTCAGCCTTCTCCTTAGTGGCGATTGTTGTAGGTTTGGCTATTGACCATAGTAGTTTAGGGTTACTTCTCCAATCAACTGACTCAATAGGATTGTTCTCTAGTGTTCCTTCAGTTAGATATGGTAGAACAGTGCAGAATATGTCCTTCTCCCTAGTGTGGGGTCTGTACAGAGCCTCTATCGCATCAAAGGAAGTCAACCTATCCTCCATTGTAGCTCCTATGATATCTCCTTTTGCCTGTTTGAATCCTATGTTCCATGCGTGTACAGGGCATTTCCAGTTCACATCACCCTCATAAACAAAGTATCTCAGGTTTAGTTTGGGATATAATTTTTTACACTCCTTAGCCACTGCGATACCCTCAGGGTCATTACCGCCATCTAAGACAATCACTTCATAGTCCTCTTTAGGAAAGGTTTGATTCGCCCAGATATGTAAGGTCTTTTTTAGTATCTTCGGTTGTTTGAAGTATGAGAGTAGTTGTGTATATTTCATTTCTTTATAGCTATGACTCTAATGGAAGGACTTGGATGGTCTTTACCATGGTATCTTGCCTCCACGTCACACCCTAATTCCTCTAATGTTTTTATATACCAGTCTGCGGTGTAATGGGCGATGTGTGTGTTCTCGGGGTAGTCTTGACCTCCACCGGTAACGTAAGCCACAAAGGCACTGTCAACAGGTCCACCACGCCACTTCTCACTCTTTGGTAGGTCTCTTTGAGTTACCAAGTTCTCCCAGAGTCTAAAGAAGTCGGGTAATATCATTTCTAGTCGTCCACCTTTTTTAAGAACTCTCAGCCATTCAACTAAGACATCTTCAACAATCCTCCAGCTAAAGTGTTCTATCACATGAGAAGAAAATATATCTTCTAGCTCTCCATCTTTGTAGGGTAACTTCTTAGCGTCACAAACCAAATCTATTCCCTCCAGCTTACGGATGTCTTGGTGAATCCAGCCTTCCTTTTGTGGGTTTAGCCCCGTACCTATCTCAAGTTTTAACATTGTCTATTATAATTGCTAATTTTTTAGCAGATTCTCTCCATGACCATTGGTCAACAGCGACCCTAATTTTTCTCCATCGTCGGTAATTCTCCCACATTTTATCTTTTAACTCGTTTTTATTATTAAAGAAATCGGTATTTATGTCATTCAAGAATACCATTGCCGGCGTGTGTTGTGATATTATCCTCAACCCACAAGACAAGGCCTCTAATGTTGGTAGGCTCCAACCCTCACCTCTACTATTTTTAACAAATACGTGGTGTTTGGCATACAATAGGTTAAAATCCTGTGGCACCAAATCTATCTCCATCACCTGAACCTCTGGCAATTTGGCACGATCATATCCCTTTTCCCCAATCAACTTATCTCTCCACCCCACCCACGCGTAGTGATCAACTCTCCAACTCTTCTGTGTATAAACAACATCGGCGTTATAGTTGTCATAAAAGGTTTCATAATATGTTTCTATGTTCTCTTTCCAATTCTCTCGAGACCCGTTACTACCAAGACCATCATAGGCAGACATCATGGCAAACCTACGATTTTTATATCCTTTAAATATTTTAGTATTTACTCCTAATGGACATACGTATATCGGTACGGTTACACCCTCTCTACTAAACACACCCTTATTCCATTCTGTTGGTGTGATAATCGCATTGCACTTGTTTAATGTTTCTGGCCAATCTTTCTTCCAACCTTCAAATGTCTCCTTTTCGTGCATAGTAAAGAATACGTTAAAATTGGTTTCGTCAAAATACTTCTCTTTTGCGTAGTGCGGAGGTCTAATCCATAACCACATATCGGCTTTTTTAGTAGGGTCTTGGTCAAAATAGTGGATATCATGCCCGTAAGCCTTTAATCTCTCACCAAACTGTTCAGACATTAAACCATATCCTGAAGTAGGTGCTTTGCGTCTACCTGCGTCTACTATTTTAATTGTCATAAATCTCCCCTTAGTCCTTTAATTTTTAAATTTCCCTTTTTCCTCTCGGCCTCTTCATCCATTTCCCCTCTGGCCTGAGCAGCTTTTGCACTTGCTGAATGTTCATGATGAATAAAAACATCCGTTCTCCAATATTGCTTATAGCCGGCCTTTGTAATTCTGTCAATAAAAGCAACCTCTTGTCCGTAGAATCCAAAATCTTCTGGAAAACCACCACACTCTTCCCACACCTTTTTAGGAAACACCATACAAAAGCCTGATAAACACCATCCAGGATAAGTTTTACCAAAGTTTATTATTTTCTTTTTTTTACCGTTAGGCTTACCAGACTGCTGATTTCTAGAATTATCAGTTGATGGTCCAACTACACCAGCATCTGGGAGCTCTTTAAATACCCCTAGAAGGCGTTCTAACCACCTTTCCTCTACGATGGTATCAGTATTAAGCAAACAGATGTATTCTGACTCGCTCTCGCCGATTAACCGGTTCCATAGTTTTCCAAGATTGTGATTCTTTGGAGCATTGTCAAAAACCCTAAGAGAATATGGCTCATTGGTAAACTCTACTACAGAGGCCATGCAGTCTTTTTCTGTTTCTGGAAGTTTGTAACGTACAAGTATTATTTCTAGCATTTTTTTTGCTGAAAAAACTCAATAGTATCGATCATGTTCTCGGCCAAAAGCTCAAAAAGGTCCTTCACCATGAACTCGTCCAAACTATTCGTGTTTGGAAGACACACCTTTTGACATATCTTTTTTCCATTAATTTTAATATTCCATTCCAGTTCCCCCTCTAATTTTATTGGTTTCATTTTGCTCTTCCTTCTTCTATTAAATTGGCATAAATCTCTCGGTCTCTCTGTTGCTCTTCTCCACCCTCCACACCAGCTGCTGATACCGTTTTGGCCTGATGATGATATATCTCGACGCTCTCTACCTTTTGAAAAATATCCTTAACTCTTTCATCGTATTCAGAATCTGAAAAATACGTTTTTAGTTCTTCCATTAACATTCCCCTCTCCTTGGTGACAGTTCGTGGTGTCACCCAGAATGGTCCTGCAAGTCGGTCAATATATTGGTTTTTAAGCAAGGGGGAAACAACTTTCCCAGGAATACATAAGTCTTTTAGTTTTCCTTTTAACAAAAAAGTATCCGAATTAACAATAAACACAAATTCTCCAGTTGCTAAACTCCACCCACGATTTACATTCGCGGTAAAACCAACATTGTCTTTGTTAAAAGCGTATATGTCAGACAAAGACATTAGGTCTTTTGAAAAACGCCCACCATCTTCACAAATAATTAATTGGTCGACTTGGCCACGATAAGATAGGGCACACCTAATAGCTAGTTCTTCTAACTCATCACTAATAGTATATGTTGGAATCATCATGGAAATAAACACATTTTTTCTGTTTGCTTTCCCTCCAAAATTTGGAGTCTTCCTGTGACACTCTTCACAAAGAGTTCTCCCATTCGATATCTCAAACCTAAGTTTTGGTGATTTAGACCATGCCACCTTATGGTCTGCAACCAATTTACCACCATGCTTTTTACACCAAACACAGGTATAATTATCTCTCTCTAAAATAGCTGTTCTCCATTTTTTATAAAGAGGATTTTTTCTTTCCAACAAAGATTCCCCTGCTTTACCACCCTTCCAATTCCAGTGTTTTTCTCTTCTTGAAGATGCGCTTATTTTTGCACGAGTCTCTTCGGATACAGTGCGTCCAACACCAGCTATTCCTATATTTTTTTTATGATTCTCAGAGAGTTTTTTTCCCGTATGGGCTTTTTTAAATTTGCTCACAATGTCTTTGTTCCACTTCTTTCCTTTATTCCAGGGAACATGTCCTTTCTTAAAAGCACTTTTTGGTATCGGAGAATTTCCCTTCTTGGTCAAGCTAATTTTTTTCTTTGTCTCTTCTGTCAACTTTGGTCTTTTCATTTTATTTTATCGCCTTAACTAATAAACAGCCCATCTCGTGAGCTTCAAACTTCTTCTCCACTATAGCCTTTTCAAACCCTGCATCTATTAAAAGTTTTCCAAGACTATTCCTTGTAAATCCAGATTTGTGAATCTCTCCTTTATGTTCATGAGAGCCATATATTACACCCTGCAATCCATGTTCTCCTTCCCACTCGGAATAATATCCTTCTAATTTTTCTCCCTTGTCAAATTTTAATATTTGTTTAGCAGCCCATGCCATGTCTGGAACATTTAAAATCATCTCTCCTCCTGGTATTAATTTCTTATACCACCTTTTTAATATTGCTGGAACTTCTCTATGAGAAAAATGTTCTAATAAATGCGAAGCATAAATTCTGCAAACACTACCATCCTCAACTTCTTTTAAAAATCTTGCATCCCACTTTTTTACATTAGGTGCGTCTACATATTTATCTACCAACGTCCAAACATCAACATTGCCACCCATAATATCAACATGTTGAGCATGAAATGGTGGTAGGGCGCATCCTAAATAAAGATTTAATTTAGACATTCGTCAATTCCCTTCGAAAGTTGAGCAGCGTAATAATGTTGGTCATACAATGGACCATTTAGAACCTCTAGAAGTTTTGGATTGTCTGGCTCAACCTCAACAGGTATGCCGCATGCCCTAGCTTCTAGAACCGTTCTTTCTCCGCCACCGGTAATATCACAGGGAACATAAACTCTTTTTGAACAGTTGTATATTTCCCTGAGTCTTGTTGGATAAGTCATATCTGAAATTGCAACACTGTCTGCAATTAGGTCAGCAACGATATCAAAAGACTCTTTCCAGTTATTTTTTTGAATTTGTCCTATAACAAGTTTTGTTCCCTTTTTCTTTTTTATAAGATGGAACCTCTTCCATACTGCAAAAGCACCCACAGATAACCAATCCCAGATTAATGGTGCTTCCAGGTTCGGATTAAAAATGTTTGTGTTTGTTCCAAATGCGTGAACAATATTAAGGTTCCCTTCAATTTGTGGTTTATACCATTCTGTTTCATAAAACAAAACATCATATTTACCATCACCTTCTGGTGGAAAGGCATTGCCTCCAATACACAATCCTATCTTTGCCTTTGTGTTATCGTGAAGAGCCTGTAGTAATTTGTCAACAGGACTACCAAAAGCGCCCCATCCAAGGAAAAGATCAACACTTTCCAAAGCCTTTTTCGATCCATATTTTTCTCTGAAAGCAGATCTTTCTTCTATCATATAAATATTGACCATTTCAATATCATATTTTTTTCGAAGAATATTCAGTGCCTCCCACAGTCCGTCTCTCCAAATTTCTGGAAAAGAGTGGTCATATATAAAAACAATTTTTGCCTTTTTCACTATTTACCATCCTTCTTTTTGGCTAGATTTTCTTTTCTCTTTTTACGAGCCTTTTTAAGAGCCTCAACTCTTTTGGCCTTTATTTCTAGAGCCCTTTTTTCTTTCTCGTCTGGTGTAAGTTCGTCAGTCTTTTTTTGTATAGGTTTCTTTAAGTGTTCTGTAACATGTTTTACAAAAGAAGATAGTCCGTCTTTTTTCTGAAAACAAACGGGACAAACAAAATTCTGTCCAGGCATTTCCAACTCATTTCCGTCCATGTCTACTAAAACAGCCATGCCACTTTTAACCAGCAAATCTGGGTTAGTAACCTCTACAGTGTCACCGATTTGTAATCCGGGATTCTCAGAGGGGGTCCACAGTTCTGAAGTTTTTTTAATTAAAGTCATTAAATTTTCACCTCCTCTTTTGTTTTATTTTTTTTACGATATCCAATCCAGAGTTTTTCACTATTTTTTTCCATATTTGTCCAGCGTGTTCTCTTGACATAAAGTCTGAGTTGGTGGCTATTTGCAAGGCTTTTATAAAGTTAAGCAATTCACCAGCACTGGAATAAATAGAAGTTTCCAATAGTGTATCCATTTTAGAATTTTGTTAAATCTCTTTTTGGTTTGTCCATTGGTCCTGACATTGTTCCCCTATATCTTTTAAGATATTTGGCTTTTGCCTGACAAATACGACTACAATACTGAGGTTTTGTACTCCTCGTGTCTCTAAGAATAACATCTTTACCGCACGCAGGGCATTTACCCATGGTTCGCGAAATTGACGTGTTTTGCATTATAAGTCCTTTCTTTTTAGCATCTCGGGATTTTGGAGATATACTCTAAATAATTTGTCCCAGTTGAAGGCCACCCTTTCCCAGGTATAAAAATCCTTCGCCCATTTCATCATTGGTTCACGAATTTCTTCTTGTTTTTTCTTATCTTTCAAAAGCTCAACTAAAGACTCAACATATTCCTTTCGAACATCCTTTTCAGTAATGTCAGCATCTATTTTGATGCCGTTTTTAACGGTCTCGTTAAGTGCTGCCAACGTTGTTGTAACGGGAATAGCTCCTAAAATCTGCGCCTTCATGGCAGTAATGCATGAAATCTCTGTAAAGTCTGTTGGATATGCCCAGACACCACACCCCTCCATTGCCTTGTGTAACTCTTCATGTCCAATCCTACCATGGTACTTAATACCATCCTGCTTAAGCATTCCCATTATTCCAGCTTTCCACTTCATCATTGCCGGGTTGTCTGCATATAAAACATCAAAGGTGTTAAATCCGTAATAAACGTCTAGAGTTGCTTTGGGAACTTCTTTTTTGATTGTTGGCCACATTTTTAAAAGATGAACTAGTCCTCTGTCTGGAGAAGAAGCATAAATCATCTTATACTGATCTCTCTTGTTTTTCTTGGAAGGTGGTTTAAGGTTAAAGGTTCCGTTTTCTGTTAAAAAGATTTTTTTCTTTGGAATTTTTTCATAAGTTCCATCTTTCTTTTGGTACCTTAAAAGACTCTCGTGATATTCTGACAAAACTGCAATCTTATTAACCTTATTGACTCGCTCTTCAGTAAAGTCTGCATTGTTTGGAACATCGTGCATCCAAACCATTTTAAACTTAGCCTTGGGATTAAGGTCAACAAATCCAATATTTCTCCACAGTATTAGGGCGTTGAAATTGTCATTAATATTTATTTCATGATATTCTCTATATTCAATTCCATTGAACTTTCCAGCCTTTTCTCCTGGTGCTGCAAATACGGTAACCTTCCATCCAAGTTTTTTAAGTTCTTGAGAGAGGTAAACAACCGCTTCTTCTGAGCCTCCCAATCCTGTTTTAACAGAGTCTGGAGTCCAGGGTTCAACGCCTGCCCCACAAAGAATTGCAATTTCGTTATCTTTCCATGTTCTTGGTGGCAAAAACCTGTGTCTCATTTCTGAAACAAATTTTTCATTTGCCATACTCTCCGGTATTGCTCTAGTTAAGTATTCAAGATTTTTTTTGCCAACCTTATTTGCTTCCATATATTTACCTAAATATACGATGGACTGGGCAGCCTTATTTGCCTCCATTGCCTCTCTTGTGCTCTTAAGTCTCTCTTTTAAAGCCTTGTCCTGCGGCAACAACTGAATCAACTTCTCTAGATCTACGACAGCTTCTTCAAACTTGCCCTCCCTGAGTTGGATATAAAAATCCGTCTCAAGGGCTCGTGTTTTCATGTCTTTTGGTGTCGTAATAAGTGTTGTTTCTGGAGAATCGAAAGATGTTGCTAGTGTTAACCAGTGTTTGGCCTTTTCTATGTCTCCCTTGGTGTTTGTGAGGGTATATGCCATTGCAAGGTTCACGTAGTGCTGTGGGTATAGTGGAGACTCTTCTATTGCGTTCTGAAAGGCTTCAACGGCGATCTTTGGGGCCTTTTGAACAACTGCCATTTCTCCTATGTGGCTCCAAGCAATAGCTCTTTCCTCTGGCCACCCAGATGGAGCAATGTAGTTCTTTTCTCCAGGAACTCCCTTACCTTCTAAATATGTATAAAAAAGTCTTAAGGCTTGGTCCCACCAGGACTGTCTTTCAACGCCCGGTTTTTCTATTTTTCCTTTGTCAAAATATGCTCTTGCCAAATACACCAATGTTCTTGGATCTTTGCCGCCGTCATCAATTGTCTGTTTTTCTAAAATACGAATATTTCTTTCAATGTTTTTGTCAGCCCTATCGTCGTCTGTGTTCGCGTGAATAACAACACAATCATTCATGGAAACTTTTTTAACATTTTCAACTCTTTGTTCAATTAATGTCTCATGCAACATTCCAATCCATTTAAAAGTATCGTCGTTTCTAATTATTCTTTCTCTCTTGTGCTTAACCAAAATGTTTGTAATTTCTCCTGTTTCATCAAAATCAACCTTGTACCAGTAGTCAAAAAACACAGCAGCCCATTGGTTAATGTGAGCCATCTTCGTAATTTCTTTTAACTTTTCTGCTCCACGCAACTTGTCATCCGCGTCCTGCCAATATAGGTAAATATTTTCACCCTTTGGAACCTGGTTCATGGCAAAGTTTCTTGCCTCTGAAAAGTCGTCTGTCCACTTGAAGAAAGAAACTTCACAATCCATTTCTTTAAGCATTTTAACTAGCGGGTTTTTACCTGTTGGAACTTCTTTGCCATATGTCACAACAATATACGCCCCATCTGTGTGGGGAAGTACTGACGTTATCGAATCTCTAACAATTTTTAGGGGTTCGTCTTCTTTGAGAATCATACTCAAGAAGAGTTTTTCTTTTGTTTTTTGCATATGTGTAATTAAAGAAAACGGCCAAGCCTGTTTTCTACAATCCAGTATGTTAATTTTTAACTATACAAGCTTCTTGTGTGCTGAGCCGGGTTTTACCGATGCTCTGCCTGATAGCTTTGATATTTTTTGTATTTTAGCTGAAGAACTATTTGTGACGCTATTGGTTAAATTAACCTTTTTTCCAAAAGGAGCCTTGTCTTTTTCATAAGACTGGTCTGCCATTTGAGGAGGGTTGTCATTGTCCCCTTGTCTAAAACCTCTCTTGCTAAAAGGTTTTGCGTTTTTATCGTAATCTGCCATTGGGTTGTTTTTCATAAATATGTGTCACCACCTTTTTTGAGTAACTAATTAATAGTTCAACAGACTAAATACCTTTTGTCAATACTAAGTATTGAGATAATATCTAATCTTGTTTTCGTTAATGTATTTTGAAGGCTCTACTCCGATAGAAACAACTGCCTCTTTCCAAAGGGTGGAATCTTTCGCGTATTCGGAAGGTGTATCGCCGTTATCTACAATAACCTTTTTAAGCCATCTATCTTCTAGAGTACTAAGACCTTCTTTTGAGTTATCTCCTCCCAGTTCGGTAGAATAATAAACTCTCTTAATCTGGTTAAGCGGTGTTTGTGCGGTTACGCCTACAGCCTTAGACGAAAACCATTGTCTTTCTATTGAGGTTAAATTAGTAGCCATACATATGTTATATCAGACTAAGCACTCTCTGTGAGAGAAAAATTAGGATACCTTTTAATAAATTCTCTATAAAACTTTCTATCCATTGGAAGCTCGTCTGCTTTATACTGTGTTCTTATAAGTAATTGAAGACCCATGGGGAAAATTAAGGTTGCCCTTCTTTCCATATCCTTCCCTCCTTTGGTTTGTCCATATTTCTTATCATAAAGTGTTTCCTTTTGGTCAGAAATATCTATTTTAAGAGCCTGAACCTCTTCAGGAGCTCTTTTAGTCCACGACCTTACCAGTTCGTCAATAACCAGCCAGGGATTTTTCTTTCTTCTCAATTTATCAATTTTTTCTGCCAACTCGTAACTTTCAGAGTCAACTATTTTTCCTGTTTCTGTAACAATTAATTTTCTGTTCATATATTTTATTTAAAGAAGCTAAGGGGGGAGAAGAAAACTTCCTCCCCCTTGCTTTATTTCTTTTATATTTAGCAGTCTGTGTGCCAGCCCTAAATATTTGTTTTCAAACTTGTCGGTGGGTAACGGGAGTGAAAAGCCCCCGGTCTTATGTGCCCCCCAAGCAAAAAGTAAAACTTACTTAAATGCTAGATTTAACCGTTTTGGTTATATCCACTGCGTTTAAGGTCTGCTTTTTCTTCAAGAACTTCTAGTGTGAACTCAGTCACCCATTGGCCTCTATCTGCGTCGCCGATCTTGCTTAACTCTTGGAAAAGAGGTTTGTCAAGGTAGGCAATTTTATGCATTTCTTCGCGAAGACCGTAGACGGTAGTTGTACCGGCGGTGTTCTGAACGTCTCTGTGATGCATGATTCTATGTGAACCAACAGCAGAGTCGTAAACGAGAACGTCTTTAATAAGACGTCTATCTGAAGCGTCAATGTATCTAGTAGAGTTACCGGAGAATCCAGCAATTGCTTGCTTTATCTTTACGGTACAAAGAACCATATCGAACACTTTGTCTGCGCTTACTGCGGTGTATGCGTCAGATGCCATGCTATTTAGTTCCTCCTCTGAGAAGGATGTACCCGAGTTTCTTGCTGTAGCGTTAGTAGTAATGAAGGCGTTAATTCCTGTCATTGTCCTAGCGGTACCAGATGATCCGGAAGCCTTTGTTGAGTTCAAGATGGCGTATTCCATCTTTAACTTCAACTGACGTAAACCGTCAGACTTTTGGAAAGCGTATGGGTCGCCGATTGCGGCCACATTTACGCGTCTCTCTGTTCGTGAAACTTGAATAGATTGTGGAATAATATGTGTAATATTACTCTCTCTTGATGGTGCAGTTAAGTCTGCGAACGTTGCGTCCGCTCCTTCAGCTGCTGAACTAGTAGAAGTAGGTCGTGAAATATTATATTTCAACCACTCGTGTAGAGTGCCTCTTGCTGTACTTGTTCCAAAAAGAGTCATCAAGGGTGTTTCGTCGGGACTTACGTCCGCTAAAACATCCATCAAATCTTCTCTTCTAGAAGTGTCTTGGTATGTAATTAATCCCCAAGCCATGTTATTTTATGTTTTCACCCCCTCCCTTATAATGTTTTGTCCATATCTCTTTTAATACCCACTAGGGTAGAGATATGGATCCACACTATGAGGTTGTTTTTGTCGGTTCTCCAACGTGGTCAGTGTTTGCAAGTCTCCTTGCAATTGCTTCTAGGTTTCCCTCTCGGGTTTTCCTAACAAGCATTTCTCTGTCCTCTGTTGGTACAGACTGTGGTCGAGCCGCGGGCTGTTGTCCTGCCGTATCGGCAGCAGCCTGTTCCTTTATGTCTTGAGCAGCATCAACTGGTTCCGGTTGCTTATCTGCAACTGGTTCAACTGGTGTAGCTTGACCTTTAGTAGGTTCGGTCATGTCTGTATTGACATTAGATGATTGCGTCTTTACGTAGCTGGCTGCTTCTTTGAAATCCAACGCTCTTCCACTATAGTCATTAGGACTCATCATGGAATCAAGTAAAACAGCTCTAACCTGTCTACTAAATTCTTTATCAAAACTTTCTCCTCTCGGATTAAGTTCTGGGAATGTAGTAAAGGTTTCCCTGTTCTGTCTATCAATCTCTCGGGCTTCTGATGTTTTAATATAGTCCTGTACTGCCTTTTGGGCATTAGTGGCTTGTTTATTTAAATTTGAAATTTTAGCTTTAAGCTTAACTTCATTAATAAACTTGTCACCAGTTACTGGGTCTACTTCAACGAAATCCTCAGGATTAACTTTCTCTTGAGCCTGTTGTTGTACTGGCTGTTGGTTTAAAGAACTGGCTTCACGGTTTGCTTCTTCTCTTCTCCTCTGAGAACCAATTAGGGCTTTATTAGCCTCCATTAATTCTCTATTAGAATCGAGTAGTTTATCAAACTGTTCTGTCGTTCTTTTGTTTTCTGTATTTATAGCTGGCTTACTAGGTTCTGTCTTTGCTTTTGTAGCTGGTACTGTTGGTTTCGCTGGTGTAGCTGGAACCACAGGGGCTTTAGTCGCTGTAACAGGGTTAGTAGCTGGCTTTTTAGAAGCGTCCTTTACGGTCGCTTTATCTGTGTTTGCCAAATGTTTTCACCTCCTTCTTGTCGTGTCCAGTTATATTCGGGAGCTCGGACATCTCTCCCATACGGATGTGTGGTATTCCGTAAACATTGGCTATTTTAATAATGTGCTACATACCTAAAGGCTTCCCTTTCGAGAACAATTTACCCTTACGTATTTCGAGATCTTTGCCAACAAGGCCGAAATGGCACTTTTGACACTGTACGCCTTTAGACGTATGTTTAAAATTGTGGTCGCAATCTTGATGTGGCTCAATTTCTTCACGAATGAGTTCGTTTTTATCCCAGAAATCACCTGATTTTGTTTTGTAAAAATGGTCTTTCGAATTCCAGCGCAGGCTTTGAGGGTCAGATTTTGGAAGAGGAGGTAGTATTTTATCATTTGGTGACATTTGTTATGTTTTTTTTGAAGACTCCCTTTTATAGGCTAAATCCTCATTGGTCTTCTTTGTAACTCACCAGACTTCACTTTGTCAAGATATTCCGATTTTTCAATAACTTTTTGAATCTCTGATAAAAGCTCTTGTGCGTTATTTGCCGCATGAAAAGCGTTTAATTCTCGCCACTCCCATTCTTTCTTGTCTTTTGCCTCTCTTGGGTCTACCCAGCTGTGGAAAGCCATCGTGTTAAGCATCTTAAGTACAAATTGCCAACCTGCTGTCTTGGTCATTTCGTAAACTGCCTGTGCGTCACGTAACTCTTCAACCTCTTCTGGTTTTAAAGGGTTTTTAATCGTAACTTTTTCTATCGTCTTGTCATTTTTCGACTTACTCATTTTATTTATTTAATTTTTTAACCTGCAGGACTTTTACTAAACTTATCCTGTACTTGTTTTAAATACTTTGGATTTGGTTGTCCAAGGTTTTCATCTTTTGGTGCCTCTGGTTTACTTAATCCTGGTATTACTTTCGCTAATTGATTAGCACCTTTTCCAGTACCTTCTTTTTCCGCGGGAGCAGGGCCACCAGCTTCTTTCTTAAACATGTCTAGAATATCTTGTCCTGGTTCGCCACCTGCTGGCTGAGCACCGGGCTGATCTGATCCTTCAAAGTATTTTCCAGCATCAGTAAAACCTAAATCCTCTAACCAAACAACAAACAACTCCTTGAACTTTGGTTTAACACCTTCTTGCTGTAATAGAGCCAATAAGTTTGGATTGGATACCAATAGTGAAACAGCAGTTTGTCGGCCTTGTCTTTTTTCTTCATCTGCACTTACTGTCATAGATTCAACGTCAACCGAGAAGTCAAAATTGCCTCTAAGGTCATCAGGTTCAATAAACAATTCTCCATAATTGTCACCCTTCTCAGCCATCTTTAATTTCCTAGTTAAATCAATATTGCCATCCTTACCCTGATTAATAGGATATTTTGGAAAGGTTATTCCTTTTCCTTGAGTTGCCTTGGCCAAATCTTTTAGATCGAGTCCAAGAATTTCCGATTGACTTTTAAGTAGCTGTAAAGTAACATCTTCGATTACCTCATCTCCAAGACCCCTCTTCATAAAATAATCTAAGGCGTCTTTCCCAACAATTCTAATCGTGTAAAATTTCTTATCAGGGTCGCTGAAAATAAGTTTCTGGTTCATCATATGCCAAAGCATCATTTGCCTCTTAATTGCCTCTGAAAGCATTAGTTGGTTGTAATTGTCTCGAGCATTTCTTTGTAGTGTTAAAGCCTTAACCTCTGTAGCGGTTTTGTCCTGGGAGAATGGCCTCATGTTTGAAACACCCAGAGAAGACTCTCCAAGAGCATTCATCATTGCCGCAACTAATACGGAATAAGTGTTGTTAAAATATTGTGCAGCATTTGACTTTGATTCAACAAGTCTAAAGTCGGTTAAAGGATTACTCATAATCCATCGAGCACCCTTACCCCATTCTAGGGTGTGTTGTCGTACTCCTGGACCGATTGCAATAGGCGAGTAGAGGTTCTGGTTAATTTCGTCAACATATTGACACAGAAGGGCGTTAATAGCCTTCTGAAGGCCTTTAACGGGCTCAATCTCTGAAAGACCATATAGGTCATCGTCTACCACATAGTACCTAAGCATTACAACTGGTATTTCATAGTTTTCGTAAGGGTTTGGTATGTCTCTCAAAATTATTCCATGTTTTGGTGCAAAAGTAATCCATCTATCTTTTCTATATTCTGTACAAATCTCAACCGTTTTAAACACAAGGTCCTTAGATGTTGGATCGTTTTCAAGTCCAGAAATCTCTCTGTTTTTTGATCTCCAGTTAACTTCTCTAGAATCTCCAGTTCCGCCCTCATCAGATTTTTTCCCTATTGCGTCTCTTAAGATTGAAATGTTCTTGTAAATTGGTTTTTCTCTTGCATGGTCGTTAATTCTTTCCAAATCTTGCATTGTAACATATTTCCTAACTTGAAACCAATTACATCCTTCAATAGATGTTGCGGTCATGTCGTGAGAAATGTCTCGGTTGTTTAAAACCTCCATGTCAGGACCATCAAAAACAACTTTTCCTTTAGAGTCTAATTCGTATCTCCATTTGTTTAAGGCAAAAGATGCTCCGTACTTACGTGCGTTTATGTCCATCAATGCCCACTTTGATAGCATTGTGCCACCTCTTGTAGCATTGTCCCATTGGTAGTCAAGAAGAGCGCTGTTAACCTTTGCGGCCAACATGTCTGTTCCTTCTCTTGGAACCAGTCTTGCTTTTGGCTTACTTGCTATAAGTCTAGATGTCTTTTCAAAAATAAAGGTAAAAACACGTGGGTCAAATAACAGTGCGTCATATGGCCAATTGTCCTCATCTAAGTAAGACCTAAAGAGCTCATCAGCCTCATCAAACGAAATTGAACCAATTCTTCCTTTTCCGGTTGCCCTCTTCTCTGTCTCATCAAAACCGTCTTGGTAGTGCATGTGTACTTCCTGCCAAGAAAGGTCCTCTTTCCTTCTTGTCATAGAGAGATCCGCCTTTTCCTGTTTTTTAGTTTTCCTTTTTGTAGCCATTTATGTACTCATTTTAACTTACTAAATATATAAAGAAAGCATATTAGTCCCTTAAAGCCTTTTTTAGCGTTTCTTCTTCGGTTGGTAAAATTAAGTTTTCGTTCATTTTTGTTGCCTCTTCTCCTCGAACAAAAGACACAATACCATCCTGAACTTCTACGGTAACTTTCCCGTACTTGCTTCCCATGGTTAAATTGTGAAGATGTCTTATAACCTGAAAAAGAACGAGATGGTTAATTTTTGTTTTTTCCAACAAGTCCATAAGAACATATATTTCTGGACGAGTTTGTTTAATTATATCAGAGAAGACCCGAACATTATTTTGGGACTCTCTTTCATATACAGACTTCTTAAGATCCTTTTTAATGACTTTCTTTTTGGTTGTTTTTTTTGCCATTACTTAAACCTCCATTTTTCTCTATGAGACCTCATGCGCTCTGGTTCAAACTCGCCAAAGTCTGTATCTGGCGTAACCTGCGCAACCTGCCATGCTCCCGCGGTAGCCATTACCAGGTCATCATGTTTTTTCGCTCGAGCCTGCGCGCGACCCTTAACAATCACAAAAGACTTTAACTGATCTATTTGCTGTTTATCATATATCTTTAACTTACCTTGCTTAATTGCCAATGCAAGGTCGTCTAACATTTTTCTCCTAGTTCCTTTTAATTCTCCCCCAGAGATATGTCCTGTGGTTGTCCAACCAACGTGCCCCTTTTCTTGTACGGACTGAGAGGAAAAGTCAACCATCCTAAACATGTCTGGATAATTATTCTGTTGAAGTACGAAAATAGTTGCCTGTCCAGTATTTCTTTCAACGGCGAGTTTTGGCCAAAGGTTTGTTCTTACTTGGATATATTTTCCAAGGTTCATGAGTTCATATCCAAACTGAGAAGACTCCATCACTTCATTAAATACTATAGGGAAATCAAAATGTTTCTTGCTAAAGGCAACAGCGGCACAAAAGTCTTGTGAGTCGGCTGGGTCAGCAAACATAACAAGTTGTTCGTTTATATCAAGCTTGCGATAAACTCTACAAGGATAACTTTCTCCTTCTTTGTATGGATTGATTATTTCTTCTTTGTCTGCCATTTTATCTTGCTGATGTAGCGAACGAGAAATGTCCGTCTGATAATATAATTCCAAATTCTTCTGGTATAGGGGCCTTTTTAAGCATTGCATTTAATTTAGCAACGTCGAAATATGGAGACCCAGATGTTATAAACGCCTCTTCTGGTGTACTTGGATATTCCTGCATCCACATCTTGTCTGTTGGGAACTCAAGTCTCTTCTTTTCAACCCACTCCTTGGTGTAAAATTCTTGCCAACCAAAAAATCTCGTACTATAAGAGCTCTTTCCGCTACTGGCTCTTTCCCATTCTGAGTGGTAAAAATTACCCTCACCGTTAGCAGTAGATTCGATAAAAATCATACCTTTATCCTGCGGAACCTGCTGAGACGTTGCTAAAATGATTTCTTCAGCAGTAATAAGCTCAGTGTCCTGATAAAAAGCCGCCTCTGAAAAGTGAACGTTCCTGGCAGATCCTCCACGTCCTCCAACTTTTGTACCAGCCGTACCAATGTAAAACATTGCATTATTGGTAGCATTTTCTAACATGTTCTTACTATCGGTTTTAAGAAGGCTGGACATGTCTAGCCCATTCTTCTCGCAGTAAGTTTCTAGGTAAAATTTAACCTTCTTGAAAAGAAGTTCCGTAGCATCTTTCCTATGGGATATACAGATTGAAATCGAATATGGGCGAAACAAGAAGTCTACGGCAAAGAGTGCTAAAATTAAAGACGAGAAGCCCTGCTGCCTAGCCTTTAAGATTATGTCTCGTATTCCATCCATGTCCGGTTTCTCCTTCATTAAAATGTTCACATACTTCCTCTGAACCTTGTTTAACTTAAATGGAACAGGAAGTTGAGTCTCCCTATCCAAAACTTGAAAATTTTCTTCTATAAACTCAATATATTTAATCTTCATCTACAACCTCTCCCTCCTCTGGTTCATCACCCTCAAGAATGTACTTTTCAAGCATTTTTTGTTGTCCGCCTATAATCTGGACAATTCCAGGAGCCATTTTGTTCTTATCATCCTTAACTGGATTTTCGTGCCCAGAAATAGCCATTAACCTGTCCCACCATTCTGTCTTTTTAGACTTTTCCATGTTTTCAACAGCAACATCTAACAATTTTCCATATCCAACACCTTTTGTCTCTAAATATATTCTCCCAATTTCTTTTGCCTGTTTAAGTATCCTACTACCCATTACCGCAGCGCTGGCTCTTGTGGAAGGATTAAAAACAACCATTGCAGCCTCTGTTGCGTTGCCACCGTTCTTTAGATACTCTTCTAAAAACATATCCGTCCTCTTAAACTGTCGAAGTTTTAATTCTTTAGTTTTTCTTTTCTCAACAGCCTTATTTGTTATTTTTGCTTTATGTGCTGTGTCTGGTAATGGAGCTTTGGGTTTTTTGCTGGACATGTATCTAGACTGGAATCTTGTATGGGAGCGGTGCTCTAACAGGAAGTCCATCTATTGTTTTAACCGGCTCTGTATTTCCTTTTAAAAGTTTTGAAATTATAAAAGTTTCATCCCCCCAGGTATATCTCACCGTTCCGCGCTCCAATGCCTTCTTGAAAATTTCGTCTACTGACTTTTCGTTGCCACCAAGAACTTCTTTGATAATAATCTCTCCAGTGTACTTATCTTGAAAAATAATTGTTGTAACCCCAAAAAGAGCTTTTTCTGCTGTATAACCGTCAATTTTGGTCAACACTTCACTGTCAGGTCTTGGACTTGCGTACATTTTGTCAACTATTTCCCAAGACTTAATTGGTTGAACCCTATTCTTTTTTTGGAGCCTTTGTATTAACTTTTTGAACATTCTTAAATGATTCATTAATAATCTCGCGAGTTGCATAGCGAATAAACTCTGAACGATTATAAGAATTAATCTTACAATAAGAATCTATTTCTCCTAACAACAACTCTGGAAGGCTTATAATAATTTTGGCCATACATAATGTATATATAGCTAAAACATCATTTGTCAATACAAAAAACCCATAAAGCCTATAACGCGTAAGGAAAATGAGAATTTCGTTTCTAAAACAATTTGCAACTCAACATCCTCAAAACCCATAGTAGGCTTTACAAGTTCTTAATTTAAAGTTACCTTATTTTTTCGCACTCGGCAATCTCTAAAATTATCTTTGACACGACAACCATCATGTCCTTAAATAAAGCTTCTTTTCTTTTTTCTCCTCCACTATTTATAAGAGAAAAGATGGCCATCTCTAAAAGCCTTTCGACTTCGCCCCCCTTTTCAATGTGGGTTATTAAATAATGTACAACCAAGTCGTGCAAGCTCTCTATCTTTTTGTTGCAAACTGGACACCTGTCTTCATTCATAATATTAATTTAAACTAATTGTTAATATTGTCAATTACCTGTTATAATCAAACCACACAATAAAAGAAATAACATCTTCCGCCAATCTAAAATCTAACTCTTTTCCCTTTTCCTCTTCATACCTTTTTTTGAAACTCTGAACAGTCCTTCGGTCAACCTTAAAATACTTTGCTATCTCCCTGTTGTCAATTCTCTTTTTTTCTCCTGTATATTTCATTTAAGTCCTTCAACGACCCTAATCTTGTTAACCTTCTTGTTTATTTCAGCGGCCTCTTTCTTAATCTTCTCAACGTCTTCCTTTTTTGTTGTCAGCCAGTATTTTAAAACAAAAGGACTTTCTAAAAAACTCTTCATTCCCATTAACTCAATCTCTTTGGCAGGTTTTTCTACCAGTTCACCACTTTTTACTAAATAAAAATATGTTTTTTTCATTAACTTATAATGACACAAAAATGGCTATTTGTCAAGTACCACTTGCGCGGGGAAGTTCTTTGAATACTCAACAGCCCTCTTAGCCATTTCTAAAAACCTTTTTTCACCATAACGATCTATGGCACTGATTATATAAAGGTTACAATCTCTACAAAGTAATCCGCGAACGGTCTTTCTTTTCTCTTTTGCAGAAATTTCACTATTTTTTTTATTTTTATGTTTTGGCTGATGATAATGGTCTACATGAGTATCCTTCAACAAAACTCTCTTGCCGCAAATAGGGCAACGCTGTTTCTGATGGCGATAAATCAAACTCTTCTCCTTTTGCTTTAATCCATAGTTATAATATATAAACCCTTCCGTTATCCTCTTCCTATTTTTCTGGTAATATTTTTTCTCGCATATTCTACACCTGGGCTGTAGCCCGTCCTTAGCCGGTAAACACTTATTAAAGCAGCTAAGTGTTTTTTTCTTACCACACTGGTTGCATTTTTTCCTTTTAAGTTTCGACACTATTCAGACACTTCTTTAATTGGAGCATTTTTGTCAAAATGTTTCATGCACGTATTCTGTCCCTTCTTGACACAAACATTTTTTGCTCTTTTACTGCAGACATCACACTTTACTTTAATTTTCATTTTTCGTATTTGTTTTTTAACTTGATTAACAAATTCTACTACAGACTGAACCAGTTGTCAAGTTTAAGTCTTGTTTCGACGGTCCATTTCCTCACCAGCACCCAAGATGCTGTGCTCATATACAACCTCATTCCTATCTGGCCTCAAGATTACGCTTGCCCCATACATTTCTTCTGGTTGTTGCACTACCCATCCATTTTTTCTACTATAGTCATCTTGTGACTTATAAGGACCTAGTGCTATGTAATGAACGTTGTGTCTTTTGTTACCGAAGGCTTTAACAGTGTCTCTACTGTACCCCTTCTTATGGTTGTGGGCCGACACTACAATATCACTTCCAAAAGCCCCTCCATGCCTATTAGCGGCCCTCATTTGGGGGTGTGTGTTGTTGTAGATGGAGCTTCCTGGCAACTGGTGGGCTAAAGTAATGTGATATTCCTGTTCTCCGACATAAAGTGTTAAATAGCTCATTCCTTGTAAGTAGTGCGCACCGTAAGTCTCTGCAAAGTCTGCATATGGGTTGATTCCCATCTTCTTTGGCCATAAGTCGTGATCTCCTCCAAGTGCAGCCAATAATCGATTATCGCTAGAAACGTGCTTAAACAATGCCTTCATGTACTTAATTTGTTCCGGTGTCTGCTCCATTTCCTCCATTTGTGCACTGTTAAAGAAGAATCCGTCAATTAAATCGCCCATAAAAATAATGTACGAGTTTGGAGTGCCCATAATTACATCAATTTCCTGTTCTATTCTCTCATAGTCGGTAAATCCTGAACCTGCGTGCAAATCGGGTATAAAGTTTATGCAATTAACCGTGTCTGGCAACCTTATCTCCACATGGTTGGTTGGCACTTCAAAGTTTTCCTTGAACTGCTCAGCTCTCTGTCTAAATCTTGGTGAATGGTAATCCTTAAACCCTCGCTCTATTGGAAGTGGTGTAATAATCTCTGGTTCTACAATATCTCCACGCAAAGCGTACTCTTTTCTAATTTCTTTTGTTGAGGAAAAATCCTCTTCACTTGGTCCTCGATATAATCCTCTTTCCATTAACTAATGGTAACCCGCTAAGAGGCTAAAATCAAGGCTAAAATGAGGGTATTTCGTCTATATAAAAAGTGTGTATATCTCTGTATATACCATGTCCTAACTTTGATATATTGTGCCGCGTTTTTCTTCTTTTACTGGAATATTTAGTTCTGCTGTTTTTTCTAATTTTGCTCGAAATTTTTCTGTCTGTGTTGTGGTGTCAACAGGTGCTTCTGGCTCATCTTCAATCATTGGACAAAAGGTGCCATCACAAGGAGCCTCATAGGGACACTTAATCTTGCTTTGGTCAAGTTTCCTTTTTTCTGCTAACTTGTAAGCAAATTCCATTAAAGAACACTTTTCTCTTTCCATAATAATGGCAGTTTATCACAATACTTCAAACAAAACAACAAGTTTACTTTTTTGCACATGCAGGGCATGCCCAGTCTTCCCATTTTCCAGTGTGCAACTCTTCGTAGTGACAATGCGAACATCCAATTTGCGTAATATCTTCTTTCCCTGGACGGGTCTGCCCATGGGGTTTTAAATACCAAATGCCATCTGGCAAATTACTTTCTTTTGATAAAATCAACGTGTCCTTATATTGTGGCCACTTTGTGAAAAATGGATCCATACACTTTCTGTGGAAAACATATTCAGCATTTTTAAGCCATGCATAGACGGCATCTTCTTTTGTTACCCCCTCGGAGCAGTAAAAACATTTTCTATCGATTGTTTTTTTCATTTCTTGCATAGGTTAAAAAAAATAAAAGAGGGGTGCCTTGATTATCAGCAGTCTTACGGGTTTTTCGAGGGTACTGATTTCAAGACGGTACTGTTACCCTTTATTCCCTTTGACCCCTCTCTTTTAATTCTCTTCTTATGTTTTACCACACACGGCAATGTTTGTCAAATTCTACTTGATAGCAGTACAAAAAAAGCAAAATAATCCAAATACTACCAGGATTGGGAAAAATACAGATATAAATACCGCAAGCAGGCAAATAATAGAAAGTAAAAAGGAAACAACTAGGGCAATTGGAGATAATATGATATTAAGAAGCTTTAAAGGGAATGGTTTGTTTTCCATCTTTGCCATTGTGTTTATAATATTAATCTATCACACTATCGGATATTACTGCTTGTCGTTGTGTCATTTTCTTTTACGGCTCTTTTTTTTTGGCTTCCATTTACCTTCTTCATTGAGTCGTATCTCTCTTAGTAACTCGGTCATCCACAATTCCTTTTCTTTTAGTGTAGCATCCTCTGGTGGTAAGCCTTCAACACCAGCCCTTCTCATACTCTCTAAACATCTTTCCTCCCTTATGTTGTAGCAGGTAGAGATGTAACCACATTCTACATCAAATATTGGACATTGTTCTTTCATCTTTTTGTTTTATTCCACTCTGCTCTACTAATTGAATTGTTTATCCTTTTTACTTTTACATTAACTTTCCCCAAGGCCACATCACAATCATCAAAAGCAATATCCACATCTTCGCTTTTTTCTTTAACTCTTACCTCAAATGGTTCTAGTCCTAGTTTCTCTCCCCATCGCTTAGCCCAGTCTATTCCGCTTCCAGACCAAATAATCATGTCATGTCCCATTAACTGAAACCACTTGTATATAGCTATCGCATCATAATTGGGAGTTATCTCTCGTCTTTCAAGAGCTACTCCTGGAACTATTAGTGTGTCGTCTACATCAAATGCAATTTTCATATCGTCTATCTTTCGTCTATCGTATCATTTTATAATTTTACTGTCACCTTGTCATTGTATAGAGGTAAAAAACTACTATATGGAGTGAAGTGTCCCAAAGTAGAGGACAGTTGGTATGATGGTTTACAGATAATGTACAAATTAGTACAGTAACTGTAAACCACTATATTGAGTGACAGTGTGGTTTATAGATACTATACAAATCTGTTAAGTTGCTGTAAACCACTTATATACAGCTATCACACCATGGTGTGTTATTTATCTAAACTTAAAGAATAGCAATAAAAAGAACCAACCTCTATCTCCTCTGCCAATTCTATTATCTTTCCATTGCCCAGATTGTAAAAATAGACACTTTCCCCTTCTTGCTCAATTGCATATTGATAGCCTCTAATCTTTACACATCTCTTGGGGCTGCTTTTTGTTAGAAGTACTAAAGTTATAAGCGATATAAACAGCAGGACAATCACAATAATATCCTTTACTTGTCTTCCAGATAGGTCCTTTATCTTATTTCTCCAGTCTTTTAGTGTTTTCATAAGCTCTTAATTTTTTTGACTACTTGATTGTAGCCATCTCTAATAAATGGTCTTCTTGCTTTCACAACCTTACACTTAGTTGAACCTAATTCAAACTTCTTCTTCGTCTGTTCAATGTGTTTATTTAGCATAGTGCTTCCCACAAACATTCTGACCCTTCTTAATACAGACATTCTTGGCTTTCTTCTCACATCCTTTGTGTTCACATT